TAGCCGTATTGTGACCAATCTGCGACCTCGACCACCTTGTAATCTGCGGCCATCCATTCGACCACCTCACCCAGGTGTACGCGCTCGGGCGTGTGGATCGTGATGTGCGGTTGCGACCAATTCAGGGTGTCGGCATTCAGACTGGTTTTTTGCGTCGGCTGCACCACCGCTGGAATTACCCGGGCAGTGACAGATTCCGACAAAACAAAGTCAACGGTTGCCCGGGCCAGCGTCTTGACTGTGACCGGCTGCATCCATCCTGTGAGGGCATTCTTGACGTTTGGTAACATCATTCAACCCTCCAGGTGATAGATTGTCGCAGTGTCCCGGTGTCAATCAATGGTGTCTGTTTCCCTCGACGCTTTTTTGATTTCACGGTCGATGGGGCCAATGCAGGCCACATCCCGTAGCCGTTCGTTCGGAAGGCCTCGGACGAATAATTCCGGGCCTTTACCCCGACCAAGCCCAGGGCTTTTTTCGCGTCAACATTTTGGCCTGTTACCAAATCAAACTGTTTCCCGATGAATTTTGCCAGCTCTTTTCTGTACAACTCCATCGGCATCCGCAACCAGGACCGGCGGGGAACGCCTGCGCCGTATTCGTGGATAGCCCCTACCTCGATGACCGTCTGACCGCCCGGATAAACCCCGGACCCGGTACCTTCGGGCAGACCGACCTTGACCACCAAGCGCAGGGCATCGTTGAGTTTTTTTCGGTAGTCTTCCATCGTTTTCAGCGTGTCGGTCGGCTTCATACGAAAAACGCCCTCCCGGCTGCCCTCGTCTGGGTCAGGAATAAATACCGTTGACCATATTTGGTCGCCCCAAAAAACGCCGCCAGGTTGGTCGAATCTGATTGCTGAGCGTAGGACTCAGAGACGCTTCCCACGGTCCGGCTGGTTGCAGTCGGCATCGCTGCCGCACCCCCTGAATCAACAGTCAGGAGGTGAGCAACGAGGTTTAGAATTATTTCACGGTTACAGTCGGAATACTGGCCTCCAAAATAGCACGGCCACACCGACACCTGGGCATCGATGGTGGCATTTTCCCAGGTGGAAAACTCGGGATAGCGCTGTTTCAGATCAGAAGCCAGACTCACGATGCCCCCCCTAGACCTGACGGAGAATGAATCCGCCCTTTTGCTGCAACAAATCGAAGCCCCCGATGCGGAACTTGGACTCGACCAGATAGGTAAACGGCGTCGGCTTGACGACTTCGCCGATGGTCAGTGGCAACGGGATCCGGATCTTTGCCACCTGCGGACTGGTAGACACGAACAGGGCCACGTCCTTGTTGCCGGTTCCGATGCCTGATGCGTGATGCGATGCAATGACCTGCAATCCGGGGAAGTTGGCCCTCAGTGCGGCCATAACCGTCATTGCACTGTGGCCATCCACGGACAGTAAATCCTTATTGAGCCGATTCACAACCGCCGGACTGGTGATGATCGTGTTGGCCATGTACGAGCCGACGTTATTAACATTGCTCCATTGGGTGGTTAAAGTGTCGGCAAAAACAGCGTATAAGTCGTTGTTTTTCTTGGAGTTGAAGTTTGAGTCATTACTGTAGCTCCCCCAGGTTGCATAATCCAAGGCCACGTCAGCAATCATCTTGTCGATTGTTTGCTGGTAAATTTCGTTGTGCGCCTCGATCAATCGTTGGGGCAGGTTGATCCCCTGAAGCTCGGCCTCATGGATTTCGTCATCCGACCACTGCGATTCGGCAGACCAGGGGAAAACGTCCATCGTCGAATCCCGGCCTTCCAGGGTGATTTTACCTTTACCATCGCTGCGGTCGCGCTGTTTGGCGAACGAACCTGCGGCGGTGTTCTGCAAGGACTGGATTTTTTGGACGTATCCCCCGGAATTATCCACCGTGAACCCGGCGTTCATGAAGGCCAAATCGGGATATTTCAGGGTGAAAATTTCCGGATCAACATGGGTCAACATCCGACCCAGGACGATCCCCGAGGCTGCATCGGTGAATCCGCGCTGGTTGCCGGACTCCAAGAATTTCTCAATTGAATCGAGATTGAACAAATTTGCGTACTTTGTCGCCATTTTTTTTTCTCCGTTACTTGACATAAATAAGCCAGACATTTTCAGCGACTTCACGAACGAACGTCGCATTGATCGACTCGTTTCCAGGCTCGGGATCGGGATCGGGATCGGGATCGGGATCGGGATCGGGATCGGGGTCCTCATGCTGGAATTCACACGGACCAATGTCCCATTTGCCCCCCTCGGGGGATGGCCGGGGGCGGCCCAGGATATCAACCGTTACCGTGGGGATATCCACACCCGCGTCAATGCAGGGGGAGTCCGGTTCCAGATCGCCGTCACCCAGTTTGGGGTCCGTGCTAACGGTCCCGACCTCGGCCCAGTTGCCAACAAATCCAGCGTTGCAGTCATAAACACAGTTGTTGTTTGCCGTGGCTGTGACGGCTCCGTCAATGGTCCCCACGATCCCGAGGCCCATAAATATATTGTTGCTTACGTCAACATTGTTATACGGTGTTTTGATCGCCGTGACCTGGGTACTGGGTTCGCCCAAGCGCATAAACAGGTTGTGCGCAATCAGGCCACCGGTGGCATTAACGCCGTCGGACAGGTCGAGAAAAACCTTGTTAACATCCCGCAGGACAAAGATATTGTTGATTATTGACAGCTCTCCACCAGTTCCTGCGGTCGGCCCTTCGATGGCCAACAGTGTGTCAGCCTCTATGCTGCTGCGCTGAATATCGACGACTGTCTCGGGGCCGATTTGTGCGAACACCTCGGCAGTCTCGACATTCTCCATGTTGCAATCCAGCACGGTCAGGGATACCGCCTTGTCCAGTTTCAGCATTTCATCAGTTGTCCAGGGGCCGTCCGAGGCCTCGCAACTGTCGAATTTTACAGCACTTCCAGGGGCCTTACCCTCGGCAATCAACCAACCGGTCCCGGCAGTTGGGGCCATTTTCCACCCATTGACTAGCAGGTCCACGGCGTGAGTCTGACCCCACGCAAAAATGGGGAGTTTGTCGGCCTGGGATGCGGCAGGGGCCAGCACAGGCTTGGCCCCGTTGGCCACGTCAAATTGAATGTTGGCCGGGGCGCTGGAACCCATCGTCACAGGGGATGCCACGTTGGGCGGATTCGGGGCGATGGTGCAGTTGTCGGCTGCTATGATTCTGACATAGTCTAAGGCCCCGAAATCAATCAATTCATCGTAAATTCCATCATCGGCAATGGTGATGGTGGACCAATCACCGACCCCACCGCTGGTAGTGGCCGCAATGGCCGCTGCGATAGTGGTATAGGCTCCATCACCGCTTTTTTTCACAACCAGGTGTGTTGCCATTAGTCACCTCCCTCGTCACCGGACGCATCGTCGGGATCGGGATCGGGATCGGGGTCACCTCCCTCGTCACCGGACGCCTCTGCAACCCTACCGTCGGCAGTGACGTACAACTGTGCCCCGACCTCTGGCAACCCCTCGACGGGGTCAGCCTCAACGGTGACCAGACCCTTGACCAAATAATCGACCAAGGGCGCATCGTCGGGATCGGTATCCACCGGCATGGTCAAATCACGAAGGACAACCCCGGCTGGTGTGTCGTCGGCGGACTCCATTGGGACAAGCTTTCCGTTGGAAAATTTCGCAAATCGGCCCACTTTGGCCCCGTCGTTTTCGGCAGTCAGGATGATATTAGTGTTGCCGTAAGCCTCACCGGCCCCCTCGGGCGGTATCTCGGTTGTGATGTTGTCGAATCTCGCCATACCTACCCCACTTGGAGAAACCAAACATTCTTTTTGATTTCTCTGATAAATGTTGCGTTGATTTCAGTGTTTGCGGGGCCGGTATCGGCCGCCTCTGCAACTCTCCCATCAGGCGTCATAAACACCTTGGCCCCGACCGCCGGAAGGGTCGCTACGGGCAGAGCCTCGACAGAGGCGTTACCTTCGACCAAGTAATCTGTGATCGGGTATTCCTGCAACGCCCCATCGACCGGATCAGTAATCGAGCGCAACAGTACCCCGGCCCAGGCGTCATCTTTGCTAGTGATGGGGACTAGTTTACCGTTCGAC